GGTCTTCCGGATCACGATGCGCGCCAGATCCGCGATAATTGCGTCGGCCATTTTTTTAAAGGCTTCCGCCGCGGTCTGCGTGCCGGTGACGACATCGACGAGCGCATCCTCCAGCGAGTTGATGGAATTCAACGCCAACTCGTCAACCTGCATCCGGGTATTCTGGGCCTCGCGCGCGAACTGCGCGAGCGGCGAACGGGCGTTCTCGATGGCCTGCGCCGCACGGGCATATGATGCCGACAGCGCATCGATCTGCCCCTGCATCTGCGGCGTGATCGTGAGATTGGCGCGCTTGGCGGCCTGTTCGAGCTCAAGGGCCATCCGCGCTTTCTCGATCTCGAAGGTGGACTTGCCCATCATGCGAGCTTCGAGATCGAGTGCCGCCGTGCGCTCCTGAATCTGACGAACCTCACGTTCCCACGGATTGGCGCGGGTGCGGCCCGATTTTTCGTCCGCCGATACCGGATAGTCGGCCAGAGAAACCGGCTTACGGTTGACAGTCACCGCAGTAGGAGCGGCAGGCTTCGGCAGATCGCCGAATGCCTCGCCGACGCGGCGGTTAGCGCTTTTGCCGCCAGTCAGCCATGGACCAAGCTGGTTGGCGCCAGTGATTTCACCAAGCCGCTCAGCACCCCTGATAATCTGCGCCATGGTATCTGCGACAGCTTTCAGCCCATTAATTGCCGCCGCGGCCCAGCTAGCCAGATCGGCACCCTCTAACGAGGTCGCAATATCATTGATTGCCTTGGCAAGATCGCGACTTCCCTGCGTCCCCTTGTCCATGTTGCCGACCGCATCCAACATAACATTGCGGAGACGGATCATTGCCTGAGATACGGTCTGGGCCGCGCCAGCGAGCTTCTGATCTAGCATCGAGGATCCCGCCTCGATGCCATCGAAGAATGCCTTCGAAGACACCTTACCATCGACGACGAGTTGCCGCAGCTTCGCGACCGACCCTCCAGCCTCGGTGATACCGGCAGCCGCAGCCTGCACGATCGGCAGCGCCCCCTCCAGCATGGAGTTGAATTCTTCGGCGCGGACTACGCCGGACCCCAAAGCCTGCGATAGCTGCAACAAGGCACCGCTGGCGGACTGAGCATCCGTTCCCGCCACACGGAGCGCCTTGCCAACCGTATCAGTGAACGCGAGCATACGTTCCCCGCTGACGCCCAACTCTTTTTGCACCAATGAGACGCGGCCATAGAGCGTCACCAGCGCATCGACGGGCGCATAGTTCCGCTGGGCCGCTTGAAACAGCTGCTGATAGACCTGCTGAAGCTCTTCTCCTTCCAGGCCGGCCACCCGCAGCGCGTTCTGCAACGAGGTGTAGCTATCGGCCAATTGCACCACGGCCTGCGCGCCGGCCATCCCGAGGAAGCCGCCCGCAAAGGCGCGGGCAGAACTAGCCGCGCGCATATGGATCCCAGCGACGGCCTTGTTCATCCGCCCTAGAGCGGCTGTGGTCCGGTCGGTGCTCCGCTCAACGTTCCGCATTGACGCTGCGGTGTCGCCTTCCAGACGCTTCAAGGCGCGCTGGATTTGGCGCGTATCTGCGGATATCGTGAGGATCAGGTCTTCAAGATCAGAGGCCATGCTAGCGATATCCGGGGGGAATAATGCCGAGGGTTATTAGAAGAGAAATCAGACGAAGAGGATTTTTTGGTTGGATTTTCCTAACTCTGTTCGTCGCCTTCAATTGCTTCATGCTGGCGTGGCTTGTGATCTACCTCACCGCACTGTCCGGAAATCCAGAGCCACTGTCGGAAGCAGGAAAGGCAGGGGCGGTAATCGGCGGCGGCATCGCCATCATGTTTCTTTTCATCGTTTGGGGCGGCGGCGCCGTGGTTTTGGGCTTTTTTGCGCTGTTGACGAGAGGATCGAAAACAATCGTTGAGGAAATCGAGCGCTAGCCGTAGAGGCGCTTGAGTTCTTCGTTCCGCTCTCGCGTCGGCGCCTGACCTTTCGGCTTTGCCCCGTTCGCCGCACACCAGCCGTCATAGGCCGAGAAGAACTCGATCAACGTCGCCGACCAGAAAGCCGGCGGCGGCCAGGTTAGGGCTCCGAAGGCGAACTGCTGCCATCGCCGCCATGGGATGCCTTCGTCGCGTCCCCGGCGGCTGCCCCGTTTCCCCCCTCACCCTCCTCGCCCATCTGGTAATTCAGGGCGTGGATGAAGGCGGTCTGGCAGGCTTTGAAATGCTTCACCTTGAGGGCCTGTAGCGCCTTGGCGACATCCCCACGAATGGCGAGGCATTCCACACCGGCAAGCACAGCCTCGACTTCCATCGCGGTGAGCCGGCCCCAGAGGTCTGCAAGAGATTGACACCGGAGACGCGAGGACAGCGCCGCCAGACCGCGCATCTCGGCGGCAAGGACAAGCTCCACATCCTCGATGGTGAGCAGCACCTCACCGCGTTCGGCGTTCACCAGCATCGGATCACACCGCCGCGGTGAAAGTCAGTTGGGCGTTGTTCACCGGCGTCCACGTCGCCGAGAATGCCATCGGGTCCTCCATGTCGCCGGAGAACTCGAAATCCGAGATCATAAACGGACCCTGGAAGGTCCCATACCCCGGCACGATCACCTGATAGTTGACCGTGATGCGCTGGAGCCGCGCATCCTCGGCAACCGCCTTCCCCATCGCATCGTTGTCGAACAGGCCGTCACCGCTGAAGGTCAGCGTCTGGCGGCCAGGGCGAGCGGTCGCGACGATGGGCTGCGCCGGATTGGTGCAATTCGGCACTGTGGTGTCGATCTGGGCATTCGACATTTGGAAAGACCGCGTGCGAAGACCGCACACAAAGGTGAAGACCTCCGGCGAGGCACCATCGCCACGCTTGATGACGAGTTCACGGGCATTCTGCTGGGCCATATTGGCTGCTCCTATGAGAGATGGATGACGCGGACGGACATGACGCCGTGGAGGGTTTTCCCGTCAGCGTCGGGAAACAGGCGAGTGGAAGTCACGGTCGCGGACGCAAACGAGCGGCCGGCCACGACTAAATCGCCAAAATGCAGCGCGGCTCGGATGCGGGATATGATCTCTTTCGCCGGCTTCCAGCTCCCCGGCGCGGTCCAGACATGGATCGAGATGGCTTCTTCCAAACCGGCACGGCACTGGGCGTCAGCTGGGATGGCATCGCTTTCCCCGACCGAAACATAGGGCAGCGCCTGGTCCTGCGGCGCCGGGGCGTGTACCCCGCCCGCAGCGAGCGCGGGTGTCAGCGTCTTCAAGCGCGCCACAATGGCCTGCTGAACCTCCCACGATCCGTCAGACATCAGTGTTTTGCCTTGCGAACGGCCTTATTCACCGCACCCGCGACCTTGCGGCGGATGCGCTTCCGCATCGCGCGGAACGTCGGAAAAATGTGGGGCTGGGCTGGCTGCGTCTGCGTCCCGAATTCGAGGAAACGCCAGATGAAACGGGCGAAGATGCCGGTCGCGTTCGGATCCTTGGTGCCACGAATTCCGACAAGCTGCTGACCGGGGCCATCAGCGAGGCGGCCACCCTGAACACTGTCGCGATAATTGCCGGTACGGGTGGGAGCCCGTGCTGCAACCGCCGCGGCCAACTCCTGCGCCGCTTCGAGCTGAGCCTTGGCGGCTTCCTTTTCCGCTTCTGGCACCAGTTGCCGCAGACGCCGCATCACGGCTTCTCGGCCCTGCCATTTCGCCTTAACCGCCATCGGGAATGGTTCCGATCACCATTTCCAGCATGTCATTGCGCTGGTCCGGATTGCGGATGGAATCGATGTTCCAGATGCGGCCATCGAGCCGGACGCGATGCTGTTCGGTGATGGCTCGCGCCTGAACCGATGACCAGATACGCAACACGCCGGCCTGCTGGGCTTCCATTCGACCCGCCTGAATGCGCTCCCGACCGCGTTCCGGCGAGAACTGCGCCGAAACCGTGATTCCGTCCATCCACGTCTCGACTGCGCCGCCCCCGCCATCGTCCGTGCGGACAAGCGACAGGAAGATGACGCGCTTTTCGAGGCCGCCGATGCGCATATCAGAGCGCTACGCCCGCCGACTTGATGACCATGTCCAACACCGAAGTCGACTTCGCGATGCCGACAATGCAGGGATATTCGCCGGTCGTCAGATCGGCAACCGGGCACATCCCGCCCGGCGTGTCGCTGAGATAATAGACGACACCGGCAACCAGCGTTCCGCCAATGGCGAGTGTACCCGCCTTCTGGATGGTCAGCGGCTGGTTGACCGCCGCGGCATGCAGCGCGACCCCGACCGGAACCCGAACAATCGCCGCGACGGCGTTGTTGTCGGCCAGCTTGTATTTGTCATCCGTGTCCCGGTAGACCCATTGGCCCGCTGTGATCGCGGCACCTGCGCGACCGGTTTCCAGTTGCGCGCCGACGCCAGCCTGCACGTTCGCCGCGGTGATCGTGATGTCAGCCATTTTCCAACTCCATGGATAGACGTTCGTTCGCCAGCCATTGCTCCAGCGACACCTTCTGAAACGCGGTCAGCGCCGATACTGCCGAGCAATTCACGACCGATATCCCCGCTCCGGCGATTGACGGTGCCGCGGCGTCGAGAAAGCCGCGCCAGAGCTCGGCCGTGGTGTCCCGTGGATTGGTCAGGCCGCCCCGATGATCGCCGTGCCAGTGGGTACCGAAATCAACGCGATGGTCGTAACCGATCAGCGCAATGTCACGAGCGCCGAACTGAATGGCTAGGTTGAGCATCTGGAAGCCGCTTCCGGCCCCCGCCCCGATCACACCGTCCTCATCAAAGACGATGGAGTTCACCCACTTGTCCGGCCACGCCTTCTTGAGTTCGACCTTTTGGACGCCGGGATGCTTCGACCTACTGACCTTCAGCCCCGCAAATTCATCACCCGCCCCGGTCCGCCACCACGCGACATCGCTCGCGTAGAGCACGTCGGCCCAAGGCGCGAGCCGCCAACTGTTGTTCGTCGCAGCGACCTTTGCGCGGCCGCGTAGCAGATCGACCTGCGCCGAAGCGGCCGATGGCCCCGAGGCGATGATGGCGCATCGCTCGCCGGACCAATCCGGATACCACTCTGGCCTCATGCGCCGGGAAGGTCTGTACCAAGAATCGAAATGTTCATACCGTCTGAGAGGATGAGTACATTGTGGCCGGGCGCCACATCTCCGATCATCGTCCGAACTCGACGCGCATGCTCATCAGACACCACACCTCTAACACCAACGATGATGATGTCGCCCTCACGAAGGGAAAGGCGCCGGACTGCTTCGCTGTGATCGGGGGAGAGGTGTGGGCTTTTCACGCTGCTACCGCCAGTCGGAGGCGTTCCACGCTTCACTGAAATGGACGGTTGATGACCGCGACACAAGCCGAACATCGAGAATCCTCCAATTGGTTAAGCCAGCGCCGGATTGCGCAGCCGGTAAAGCAGCGCCACCACGGGATTGGTGAGATCGCTTGAGGCCAATCCGGCCAGCAACTTTCCCTCATCCCGATCGGCATAGATGCTGCCGAGCACCATCAGCGTCGCAGCGGTGACCCGCGGCGGCACAGGATCAGCGCCCCAACCGTCCAGCTTGAGATAGTCCAGTACCGCGTTCTCAGCCTGCACCATCTTGTCGAGCAGGTCCGGATACCGCGGATCCGTGGCGGTGGGCGGGCTGCCCTCGAACTCGAAATCGAGGCGAAGGTGGCGGATGGCCTGTTCGGTTGTGATCAGCGGCATCAGAATTTGACTCCGCCGTAGGTCATCTGCGTCAGGTCGCGACCATCC